CCCCACCCGGCAAGATAATCAAGATTGATGGCGTTGATTTGAAACAGTCCGTGATCCCCGAAACCGACACCGCCACGGTTCGACCGATGCAAGTTCTGGCAGCGGGTTTCAGCCCACATCACTTGATCGGCTTGCAACCATAGGTCAGCGGGCCAAAACACGGTCAAGGTGTGCCACCATTCGGGGCAACGCACCCCGGCAGGCACCGTTGTTGGTGCTGGCGGTAACGGTTGGACCAATGGAACAGTGATTGCCGGAACAGTTGTGGTTGTGGCTGGCACAGTGATCGGTGTGACCGGTTCAGCGTATGGGACTATCCCTAACCCGGCTTCGGTTTGTGCATAATCGTCAAACCCGCCGAATGTGGCCACCGCTATGACAGCGGTGGCCACAATCAGCGTTGTAAAAGCGTGGCGGCGCATCAGCTGATCCGCTCAGGGTTTGCCAACATAAACGCTTTGGCGTCCCGCAAAGTTGGGAACCATTCGCCAAGCGTGTCGGTGAAATTCCCACAACAACACATGTACCGTTCCCAACAACCATCATTTGGCGTGGTGTACATGTCTAGGACAACTTCAACTGTCTGGCAATCACACAAATGGTCGATGCCCTCGTTGTGGTAACGGTTGCGGCAAACGCCGGTTCCGTAAAGACCGGTCATAATTTTGCGAAACTTGGGTGCGGGTGCGGTGTTCATGTGTGTTCCCTCCATGGACACCATCCAAATGGAATCCCACACACATGTCAACCCCCAATTTGGTTGCAACTGCAACTAACGGTCAGACACCTTGTCACGCAACTGCTGTAACCGCCATGCAACTAGCCGGTCAATGTGCCCGGTCCACCAGTGACGCCACCACCATCGCAGGTCACCCCGCAATGAACGGATACGCTCACCAGCCTTCACGGGCCCGATCCGCAGACAAAATGGGTGCCGTCCACGTCTTACCGTGTTGCGGTGTCATCAGCCACGCAGCTTGCTGCGGTGGTTCAAACCCGAAACTGTTTAGGTGGGCGTACTCGTCGTAACCTTTCAACGACCCGTTCACAATGAAGTTCGGTCCGTACACCAGTTGATGCCAATGGCCCATGACCAACATGTCATAGCCTTGGTCAACGGCGTCATAGCGGGCACGTTTCCTAGCGTCCAACCGCATGATGGGAGGCCAAATGCCGCCGATGCCGCCACCGCCACGGGCTTGATCGCCATGGGTCAACATCACAGTACGGTCGTATGACGGTATTGGGCAGTCGGCACTGTCGGACACGTCAAACGTGATGCGGGCATCGTCCCGGTGGATGCGTTGCAACGCCCTGCCTAAAAACCAGTCGAAGTTGTCACGGGCACGCAGCTTTGCACGGGGTTTCCGGCTGGTACGGCCATGGTTGCCGACCACAACAGGCACATGCACCTTGCCGAACTCGTCCGTCAGCATTGACAGGACGGCTGACAGTTCATCCACCCAGTAATCCAAACTGCCCAACATGGTGTCCTCGTTGGTTTGGGACAGTTCGTCATGAATGTCACCACTGAAAATGTCGCCACCTAACGCCACAACAACACCGTCATACGTAAGGCCTGTCCAATAGTCCCGGCAAACCTTGACAAAGCCGTGTGCGGTCGCATGCAGCCGTTGGCGTGCTATCTCACGGTTGTAGGCGTTCACCCCGCCGATTTCCTCAGGGCGCACCACCTCATCCAAATGCAGGTCAGAAAGCAGCAGCCATGGTGTTGCGTGATGCTGTTTGGTTCGTTTCGGTGGTGACGACAACCAGCGGGGCGGCGTGGATCGCTGCCCAATTTTTGACAGCACCCCCAATTCACGTTCCAACCGTGCTGCCCGCTCGTCAGCATCCTTGAGCGCATGCCGGAGGGCTTTCAACTGGTTTTCGTCACCGTTTTGCCCGGTACTAGACAACCCGTCTTTTATCGTCATGACGTTTTCCTGCACCCGCAACGGCCATTGATGTGGTTGCGCACACTTTCAACCCCGACGTTGTACCCCTCCGCTTTCAACACCTGCCACAACTGGTTGGCTGATTTGCGTGGGGCCCGTGGGTTTATGCGCCATTCTTCAATAATGCCGTTCACATAGTCGATGACAGCTAGCCGGTCATCATCCGGCAAGCAGTCCACGACCCGTGCAAACGGGCACCGTGTCTGTATTTGCTGTAGTCGGTCACTGATTGCCATAGTCCCTCCTGCAACGCTGTTTATGTTGTCTTGCCCCACCGTGAATCGGTCGGGTCAAGCCATGTGATGACCAGCGGCAGCACTGACGCCACACCTGCGGCGATCCATGTGCGCACATCCGACCATCCGACCGTGAAAACGTCGCCACCGTCAGCGAGAAACAATGACAGGACAGTGGCGGCAAACACTTTCACCCAGCTTTTAGCCATGTTCATTCACGCCCCTTTGTGATGTGCCAATCCATGTGGTCATCCATGCGATCAGTTACCCGGTCCACTTTGCGGTCAATTGACTGCAACAGTTCACTGTTTCGGTTGTGGTCACGGTTGTTTTCCCGCCGGACCCGTTCCAACAAGGCACCCAAAATTAGAACTACTGCACCGCCGGGACCCACGATGGCTGCGAGAACACCAAGCCAGTTCACAACGATGCATCCTAGGCGGTGGCCTGTATGTCAACCAGCACGTCACATGACCGGTAGACGTACACTTGTATCGTGCCGTCCGCTGCTACCGGCACCCAACTGCTGTTGGCAATGGTTTGGCCATGCTCATAGTTGACGTTCGACACGTCCGGCATTGGCCCGCTACCCCAAGCGGTGAGGAACCCGCCATCGCCAGCAGCTGCCACAACAGTCAAGTTGACAAACACGGCAGGCACTTTGCGGCCCACCGAAATTTTGCGGGTCTCGCCATTAGCGAACCGCCCGTTTTGTTGGCGGCTGTCATACACACGTTGCGGAGGGTCAACAATTTTCACGTCATAATCCTTTGACGGTTGCGGATCAAACACGTGTGATTGTATTTGGGCGTAGATGCCGATACCGGGGCATTGTGTGGCGGCAAGGTCTTTGTGCCCTATAACGGGCACGTCACGTCCGATGGCGGCACGGGCCTGTGCGACCAGCCCACGGATTGTTTCGACCATCGCCGGGTTGCACGCATCCTGCCAATCAACCAACGCCAAAATGACCCATGTGACATCGTTGTATCCGACGTTGGCGGCAGGTATGTAGTCGGTGCCTCGTATCTCCCACGACACACTTTGCTGGTCGACTGCGACGCTGTAGCCGAGTGAGTAGCCTCGCCGGTCCACATACGATTTCTGCATGTTGCGCAAATATTGGGCGGTGTCCGACATCGCCCGCCGATCAGCCGTGTAATGCACCACGATGTTTTGGACACGTGACCATTTGACTGGGCCACTGTTTGTGTGTTCCCCAACGCTGTAACCGGGAGCCTCCCACACAGCCCGTGTGCGATCAAACATCACGACACCGGCGGGTCAGGTGCATCCCACGTTGAAGCAGGCACCCAGTTCGCTGGTGCATCACGCAACGCCTGACGGTAGTCGGCCCACGCCTGCCGCTGTTCCACGGTCAATGGTGAATCGGGCATCTGTGTCCAATCGCTGTCAGCCAAGAAACGGTCACGCTGTGCCCTCATATTTGCTTCTGCATCGGGCGACGGAAAAGAAGTGATTACTAACGCCATGTTAGGGTGCCCCTAAGTCGATCGCTGTGAACTGGTGCCGCAAGTCGCTACCTGTTGATCCATTCATCCGCACGGTGCCTGTGTTGGTGCTCGCCACCCAATACATGGTGTATGTCCCAGCCGTCAACGTGGTCACGTTGTAGGTAGTCATCTGGCCTTGAGTTGCTCCTGGGATTCCGTAGGCGGTGCCGTAATACGCTGTCGGTGACCCTGCGGCGTTCGTGTTTTGAAAAAGGTTGGCTACGTATGCCGGTGAACCGCCGAAAAGGTCGTACAAAGGAACGGATGCCGCCACCATCACGATACGCGTGCTAGGTAGCGTGAACGTGAGGTTCATGATGTCGAGCGGGCTAGTCGTGAGACTAAAGTCGCTCGCGGTTTCATTGTAGTCAAGCACACCGGCCCCGAGTGCGTTCATGTCGGCGGCGGTCAACACGTCGCCCGCTGAGAAACCTCCCGGTGCAGTCATCACACACCACCCAACGGGAACTCAGGTGCAGGAGGATCGTCACGCAAGTCGTACGGTTCCAGATGCACACCACATCCGCCGCACTCCACGAACGGAGGTGCGCCCAACACGTTGTGGTCAATGCCACCGTTCGGGCAGGTGTTGTCGTTACAGGTCACAGTCATCATGTCATACCGCCAAATACCAAAAGCCGCCGCTAATCACATCACCCGCAGTCCACGTGAAAGGTGTCGAAGCACTCACACCGCTATTTACTGCATATGTGAAACTGACATTTGTACATTCCACCGCAACCGAAGTCGAACTAACGAACATCAACACCCCTTGATAATTGGCAACGCCTACGTCTAACAGATTGCATGTCTGATGTTGAGCGAAACCTGAAATGTTGAGGCCAGACGGCACAGTAAAGATGGGGGCACCTGTCACGCTGCTAATCGCGAAATAAAAACGCACAAACACCAAGTTGTTCACGGCAGCGTATTGGACGCTCTGTGAAGACACCGTAAAGTTCGTGAGGGCGGGGGTATATGACGTAGTAGCGCCGATAGTCCCCGACCCGGTACCCAACCGTGTTTGTACGGCCACCATCGCATCGTTGATGTTCGTGTGCTGCGCAGCGTGCGACGGTGAATCGAGTGTGTCGCCGGATGACGGATTCGTGAACGAATCAATAGATGTCGGGAAGTTTGTTGCCATCGGTCATTATCCTAGTTTGTTGTTGTCCAACTCGCCGTATGTATCGTCATCCAACACCAACAACGGCCCGTTCGTGTTGATCGGACCCGGTGAAAGATACAACGACACATCCCACCGGTCTAACGTGATCGTGTGCGACAACCCTTGCACACGAACAGCACGCCACAACGGAGACCCAACCCCACCCGGCGTGAAAGACACCGTAACATCATCGTTCAAATCCAACGGGGCGACAATCGGCACAAGATCAGCCGGGGAACGCCGCACCGGAATTTGCAGACGTGAAATGCGTGTGCGAGGGTCTTTCGACCGTGACAACCGCACATCCACAATGCTTTGCGCCGCTGCCTCGTCATCCACCAACCCTAAATCCAAATATTGGGTAGACCTACCGTATGCGACAACGGACGCAGCGTCAGTAGCTGTAACTGTGCCACCGCTGTAATTGCCTTCAACATTGTTGTAGATGGCGTCAATTGTGTTGCCGTCAACAATTACGTCACTGAACGGGCCATCAGTGCCGTTGTCGTCGAACGATCCTGCAATGTTGGTAATGTCGGTTGTTGTTCGTGATCGGAACGTGACTGCGTTTTCCCGGTCAACAAACAGTTGGCCTTGTTCAGCGTTGTTGATTTCAACAAAGTAGTCAGCTACCGGGCTGTCACCGGCACGGTACGCACCGACAGTTTGCACACCCGTTTCAATATCTCTGAACGCTGCGGGCCATGCAACGTCATCCAATGCCCGGTTCAAACGTGTTGAAGTAAGTTCACCCACATACCCGTATCCGGCTGCGTAATGTTCAGCCACTTTCGCTGCGTCAAACGTGTCGTAATAGACAGCGACATGGGACATGCGGCTGATATACGAATGTAACGTCATAATTGACGTGTCGGAAGATACGGTGCCCGCTACAGGTGGCCCGGTGAACGGTTCGTTATACACCTGCGTGCCGTTCACATACATCATCACGTTGGTGCTGTCGGCAGTGATAACAATGTGGTTTGCGTCATTGGGCACCAAATTGATAGTTGTGGCAGCGACAACAGAACGTTCACCGTCCTCGTTCAAAAAACTGATGCGATACAAAGTGCCGTCATCTTTTGCTGAAAACGCAATTGATGACTGGTAACCACTTGGTTGCGTGTTGTATGAAATCAAAAAAATTGTTTCGTTGGTAAAACTCCCCCACCTCGTTGCGTCAATTGAATACAGCCACAGTTCCAATGTGCGCATTTGACCGTTGATAAATGAATCTTGATCCGTTGAAAAAACTCTTGGGGTTCTACCTTCGGCGCGCAGATAATCTAGGTTTGATGTGTGAGTTGGTATGGGATCTTTCGAACTGTCGTACCGGAACCCTTGATTAGTTTGGACAGGTGCAGACTCATCAGTGAACGTAGGCGATATTCCCGATTTGCGCACCAGATACGTCTTTTTTGTGTAATCCAAAATGCCCGTAGTATTGACACCCTGCACCTGAACAAACGATTCCCATTCTTGTAACGGCAGATACAAAGCCAACGACGGGTCAGACGACACCAAATATTCGTATTCGATAGGCAAAATCGTGTTGGCTAACAGCCGGGTGGCGTCAATGGCGTTCACCAATGAAACAGGGTCAGTGTTAGCAGTTTGAGATATTGACGGCCAGCCCTGCGCAAACCCTTGAAACAGCGTCCACGTTGTACCCGAATACGTTGCTTGCACCCGCACCGGCACCATTGGCACCAAATCGTTGTAGTACGGCCCAGCAGCGTTGTCAGGATCAAACCGCCGATCACGGTTATCTAACAAAATTTGCAACACGCCCGGTGACTGCGTTATGTATTCGGAACGCTTACCACGATCAATGCGTATTTCACGCACATACGGTGTCACTGCTTCCCATGACGGGTTTGTGTCCAACGGAGGATACCCAAACGCCATTTCAACAGCGAACGCTATTCCGTCAAACTGGGCGGGCAATCCTTGATATGTCAGGTTGCTAGCGTCATATGTGACCGTTGACGCGTCGTACGTGGTCATCGGGGCCCGGTTCCGATCAGTTCACCACCGGACGCATAGTAACGGTTGACGCTTTCCACAATTTGACGGCCAACCTCGTTACCGTCAGTTCCGATACCGGCGTTGACAGTGATGTTGTACGTGTTGACGATCCCTGACGGTGACTGAGACAGGCCACCCAAAAACGCTAGTTCCTCTTGTGCTGGCACGTTGTAGGTGTCCGGTGTCGCAGCCAAATTCAAAATGCGTTCCAACCGGGCAAAATCGCCCGACATGACTAGTTGCAGCTCTAACGCTTTCGGAATCCGCTTGGCGTTCTCAGACAAACCAGCCACCAGCAAATTCGCTTCACGCCACTTATCGGCGTACTCGTCGGTCCCTTCCGTCAAACCGGATAGTTCACCCATGATGGTGTCCAATTCCTCTGAGAACCGGGCTAATTCTTCCTCAGCGGCCAACCTGCCGTAGAACGCATCCAATTCGTATCCGGCTTGCTTGACCGAAAAACCAAACTGGTTGATTTGGTCATCCAAATCAATCACGTTGATGGTCAAATCAGAAACGCTGTCAGCGGACGCAGCAGCAATCGTGTTCAGTTCGTCAAGGGCGTGCGCACTGTACGTTGACGTGAGGGCGGCACGTTCTTGTTCTTCGGCTAGCCGTTCCGTTTCCCGGCGTGCAGCTGCATACGCTTCGGTTGATTCGTCAACGGCTTGCGCCACCACCGTGGCGGCGTCCTCGTTTCCAAACAGTTTTTCTGTCAACCATTCGAACCGGCCACCGGTGTCGTACGCTTGAATAGCGGCCTCATCCAACGTGTCATTCAAACGGCGTTGCGCATACTCGTCACCCAAGATGGCGTCAGCCACTTCACCGGCAGTCAACCCTAGTTCGTCCATGGCGTCACCAAGTTCACCGGTCGCAAACTTGTTGACCAACGTGGCTTTGGCGGCTTCCTCCGTGCTGCGTGTCTCATCGTTCAACGCCGCTACCAATTCGTTGGTGATTTCCGTAACCCGCTCTTTGTGTCCCGCTATCGACTGGTATGCGAGAATTGCCCCGCCAAGGGTGATCCCTAGCAGCCCCAATGACGTGTTAGCGGTTTTGGCGGCAACCCCGAACCCTTGCAGCGTGTTGGAAAACGCACGGAAACCGACGGCACCGGTGCCTGCCAGAACAATGGTTTGTTGCATGCCGTCCGGCAAGGCAGTGAACGCATCCACAACAGGGCCAACGGCCCCCATGACGGCTTGTAACGCTGGCACCATGGCTTGACCCACGGTTGCTTTCACGTTTTCCATTTCTGCCGCCAAAATGCGTTGCTGGTTGGCAAGCCCGTCAGACGTGTTAGCGAAATCGCCTGACATCTTGGCGGTCTCTTCCATGATGAGCCCGTAGCGGGCCTGCACCTTTTCCGCTTCCGTCATTGACGCAGCGCTGTCGGTGATCCCGTTCGCAAGCGCATATGACTGCACGGCAGCTGCTGATACGTCGATGCCAAACTGCTTCATACCCTCTGTTTCGCCGGAGAGGGCCTGCCGGAATTTTGTTGCGGCGTCGGGAATGTCAAGGTTCATCACCGATGCAAAATCAGCAATACGAGTCGTCAACGTTTCGGTCACGTCTACGATGTCTTGGTCAGCCGTTGTCAGCTGTTGGGTGAACCCGGCGAACTGCACAGCAAACGCATTGAAATCTTTTGCTGACAAACCAACCGTTTTGGATGCTTCCTCACCCAATTTCATGATGCCGCTAGCAGCGTCACCGAACGTGACAGCAACAGCGTTCGCACTTTCCGCAAGGTCTGATGCTGCGCCTATTGCCTCTTTACCAAAATTGACAATTTCCCGTGCAGCAAAAGCGTTCACCGCAGTTTTCGCAAGGTTTTTGAATTGGGTGTCAAGTGACCCGGCGGCACGTTCCGCTTCTGCCAACCCCGCTTTGGCCCGTGCAGCGTCAGCAATAACGTTGATTGAGATGGACGCTTTTTTGCTAGCCATTAGACGTTCCTATTCCAAATTTCGTAGATTTGCGCCAAGTACGCATCCATCACTTCGTTCACACGACGATCAGCGGCATCGTACAAAAACGGGTTGGGGCGAATGTTGCGGTTCGCCCAACCGAAATGGATCGGGCCCGCATACGGAACACTGGCACGTCCGGCGTACACCTTGCCACCGGACTGCACTTTGGCGGCACGAATTGATTTGGCAAGTTTGCCGCTGCGAACAGGCACCAACCGTTTTGCTTCGTCAACCACAATTTGTGCGGCGTTGTATCCGGCTAGTTTGAAATCCTGTTTGGCGGCTTCGTCAAGTTTGTTGAGCCCCCGGCGCAGTTTGTTGAGCCCTTCAATGGATACGCCAACGTCAGCACCACGGGCACGTACCGCTTCAACTTGGCTCACAACGTCGGCCACCGGTCAACCTTTCTGCTGCTCCAACAGGATTGCACGCATTTCCTGTAGCACTATTGTAGGGGTTGCCAACAGGTCGGTTGGGGCGATACCAGTACGCACCGACATTAGGGCTACCTCACGGGCAAAATGAGTGTTGACCCGTGGGCGTCCCTCTACGTTTCGTCTTTTGGGACTAGACGAATCTCACGAACAGTAGGTGCCCACTCTTTGAACGGCTTCAGCGTCGCACCGGTGTCTTTGATGCAGGCATAACCAAGGTACGCAAGACCTTTCCATGTCTGCTTCAGCTGCCAGTCACGAAACGTCATGTCGGTGTGAAAATCTTCCCACGCAATGAGCGCACCCATTGACACTTCGTATTCGTGCGGTTCACCATCTTTCATGGTGACTTCGACGTTGTACGGCAACATTGACATGCCGTCACCCTCCTAAGTTGTGTTCCGGTCAGCTTGTGGCGCGTGCCAGCGTGCCACCCGTCCACGTCATCACGGTCATGGCGGCGTCACCGTAAGTTCCGGCAACCGGGTTGTAGCCGGTGATGAGCGCACCCGTGATGGTGTACTCAGGGTTGGTGGCCCCTACTGCGCTTGACGTGGGGAGGAACACCAGCGTGGTGGTCGTGCCAATGAGGGCGTTCACGGTGGCGTCAACGCTGCTGGCTTCAAAATCTTGGTAGAACGTGACCGAACCGGATGCACGCTTGCGTCCACCCACCATTTGATCCCACACGTCACCCATGCAGGTCACGTCAACTTCCGTGGAATTCACGTCAAAAGCGACTGACTGCACATGGTCGGAAAGGTCAACGCTGTTCACGGTGACGCTGTAGTCAGTGCTGACAAACTTGCTCATTCGGTTTCGTCCTCAGTCTCAGTGGCCTGTTCAGCCGTGGTTGACTCGTCCTGCAATTGCAGGTGGCCTGAGGCCACCAACGCCACAATGTTACACCCCGGCACGTCTTGTTCCGTGACGATTTCGCCACGAGCGTAGCCACGCAACTTGTCTGATGTGACGCAATACAACTTGGTCATGGTTCCACCATCACTTCGATTTCAAATTCGGCACCTAGGTAGATTTCGTCACCGTAGCCGATGTTGCCGATATTAGTGCATGAAACCACGTTGGCGTAGGAAACCGTACCGCTCAACGTGCGATCCGTCGCTATCAGCTGGTCAACGCTGTCAGTGCCATAAATGAGCGGGTCTAGGCGGGCAATGTTGTTGTCAAAATCAAACCGTTGCACCATGAACGTGGCTGTGAAATACATTTTGATGAGGCCACGTTGCATAGCGTCACCGTATTCAACGGCGATGCCACCGGGCACAATGATGGCGCATGGGGTTATGGCTACGTCCGGCGGGTTCTCAAACGCTATTTCAATGGCGGTGGACGCTTCTAGGGCGTCAGCCAACGCAGCTTTGATTGTGCCGTAGTCGGCCATCAGCCAACCCCGAACAGTTTTGTACCTTGCAACAGGGCAGCAACGTCAGGGTCGGTGCGTGAGATGCGGACGGGCCCGAATTCTGCGATGGCACCGGCTTGAAAACCAAGGGGTGACGCTTTGCGCTGATACAAACGGCAGGCCAACAGCAACGCAGCCTGTTTGATGTTGTCCGGTGCTGTTTCGCTGTACGCAAATTTGGCGGTCACTTCAACGGTGGGGCGTCCATAAATGGACAACGGCCAGCCATTATTGACGTTGGTCACCGTCCGATACGGGGTGGTGTTGCCAACTAGCACATAATCGGTGGTAACGGTCAACGTGGTTTCAAACGTGCCGTCTTGGTCGTTATCAACTTTGATAACAAGCCCGGTTGCTGTTGCGATGTCATCCACGTCAAGGATGCTGGCAGTACGGGGCAGATACGTGCGAGTTGACACGTCAGACACTTCAAAAGTGCGCCCAGTGTAATTGTCGATCAGTGCTTGCGCAGCTGCAATGGCGGCACCTATGGCGGTGTCCTCAGACGTGACTGATGCCGGGATGCCCAATGACGCTTTGACCAGCGCAGTGGTTGTGTACGCCATTACTTAGCCTTGCGGGGCTTGCCACGCTTCGGAGCCGGTGCAGGATCGTCGCTGCCGTGCGTGTTGTCCTGCACCGGCTCTTCCACCGCAGGGGGTTGCGGTGTTGGCGTGGGGGGAAGGGTTGACAGTTTAGCGATGAGGTGCGGGCTCGCCCCGGCTTTGATGAGGTTCTGCACGTACTTATCCATCGTTGCTGTCTCCTACATGGGGGTGTCCCGGTTCCGTAGCGGAGGGCACTACGGAACCGGGACGGACTGTCAGAGGGTCGCAGAAAGCAGCGTACCCTGCACCTTGCAGACACCACCGGGGTAACGGCCAGCGGTGAACGCTGAGTATCCGTAGACCACCATGCGGGTCGTGAGGGTGCCGGAACCGACCGACTCGTAGCGCAGCATGAGCGGGCTAGCTGCCTGCTCCATCAGCACAAGGTCAGCACGGTTCGCCACGATGATGGCGTCCTCGTTGGTGCCCGCACCAAGGTTGGTGGGAATGCCGGCGTCAACGACGACTGGCACACCTGCGATCTCGCCAGCGGCGACACCGTAGGCACCGGGGTTGCCAAGGGCGATGATGTTCTGCGACGTGGCAACCGTGACACCGGCCAACGGACGGTTCGACGAGTCAAGCCCGCCCGAAATGTACGCCCAACGGCGGGGGTGCATGATGATGACATCGGGCTGCACGTAGCGGGCAGCGGTCACCGTGCCGATGGCCTTCACGATCTTTTGGAAGGTCTCGTAGGCGGTGGGGCTGGCGTCGTCAACGTCAACGTCACCGATGCCGGACGTGTTCAGGATGCCAAGGTGCGTGCCGGAGGTGCCATCGCCGTTGATGACATCGGCGTTGACCTTGCTGTTGTATGCGGACACAAGGTCAGCGGCCAACAGTCCGTCAACACCGGTTCCACGCTCAAGGGCCTGCCGGGACACGTCAACCATGCCCGCATAGGTGCGAACATTGACGGTCAGCAACGTGTCATCCGGTGTGGCTTCGGTCACGGCACCATTGTCACCGTCCTGCGCAGCAACGGACGAACCGGTGGTGATGCGCGAGATGTTGACGGTGAGCCCGTCGCCGGGAAGCGGCAGACCGTTCGCAACGTCCATGGTGTTACGGCCCGCACGGAGGAACGGCGCAGCCAGTCCGGTGAGGTACTGCGGCACAACCAGTCCGGCAAAGTTGCCCGATCCGGAATCACGCAGTTCGGTGCGCATCTCGCCCATGTGACGGTTCAACCGCTCTTGAGCGGCAACGTCGCCCAAAAATTCTGCGGCGTATGAGTCACGGAAGAATGAGTGCGGGGCGTTCTGCTCGTAGGTGAGCGGCTCGCTCTTTACGTCAATGCGGTTCACGGCGGGCTGCTCCTGAGCAGGGCTAATGGGGGTGGCGGCAACCTCAGCACGCAGCTTTGCGGCTTCAAGGTGGCTGACCTGAATTTCCCGCAGGTCAGCAATACGGGCGTCAAGGGCCTTGGCACGCTCGGTGAGGTCGCCTAGGTTCTTATCTTCGGTTTCGGTCAGGTCGCGGGTTTCCTCTGCGGCACGATCCAACACCGCTTCAACGGCGGTGGCGATTTCGGCACGCTCGGCAACCAACTGGTCAAGCAGCTTCACGGTCAGTTTCTCCAATGCTATTCGGATGGGTTCTGACAGTGACAGTCAGGTGCGCTGCCTAGCGCGGCGTGGCCTGTCGGCGGTCAACACGGAATAATAACAGACGGTCCGTCAGTCAACGTGCGTGAAATATCGCACATCTTCGCTTTGACCTGACGTACAGATACCCCAAAGTTCCTGACCCGGTGCTAACTGCCCGTACAACGGCACATTGTTTTTGACGATCGGCAAACCGGTTGACGTGGTGACAGCGGACGTGTCACCAATAAACACGGTGGTGTTGTCAACTGTGTTTATCCACACAGGACGGTACACGTCGTTGGCATTCAAAATTTTTGTGGCTGTGTCGCCAATGGTTACGTTGCCAAAACTAGCCATTGGTGTTCCTCATCATGTGTCGATATTTCGCCAACCGTGGCACTTGCTGTTCGTCGTCCGGGTCAAATGACCGTACCGAAATCAACTGTGCGTCACTGTACGCAGGGTTACGTACAAACCCGACGTGATCCAATTTGGCTTCCGTGCGGGTGCGCAATGGTCTACCGTTCATTTCGGACGATTGGGTGCGCACCGGAATAAACCCGACGCTGAAACCGGACACGAACCCGTCCATGGCAAGTACCCGTGCTTCCTCGCCACGATGCGTGTTTGCCAACAGAAAATCCGCAATAAGCCCGTCATTTGTTTTTTCCCAGTTGACTGCCCGTCCGATAGGCATGCGGTCGGTGGCGTGCTGTTCTAACAGTGGGATGCGTGAGCCACGTTCCGCAATCGTTTTGTCAAATGCGGTTGGGGCGAACCGTTCCAAATAGCTTCCGGCGTCATAGATTGCGCCGAATGGGGCCACAATTCCTACTAGGTGGTGTCCGTCGTCGTCTGCTCGCACTTCAAATCCGGCGAATTCGACGGTGCGCGTGATTAGTTCACCCATTGGGCATCGGCTCCGTACTTGTGGCGTTCGTCATATCTTCCATTGTGCGTACCTCATTGATTGTGAGGAATCCGGCACGCAAACCGGTTTCGTAGGCGGCGTAGCGGGTGGCAGTGTCGGCCCGCAACATGTCGTCAAGGATAAAACGTGCGTTTTGTCCTCTTGGCAGCAGCATTGACAATGCTTGTTCAACGCGTGATAGCCATGGGCGCAACGTGTATCGCACAAATTGGATGCTGTCTTGTGTGACGTTGCTGTACGTCATGCTGTTTCCGTCCATGGCGACACCGACCATGTGCGGTGGCACACCGAACAGGGTGCATATTTGTTGCGCTGAGTAGCGGCGGGCGTCGATCAGTTCAAGGTCACTAGCTGAAAATGACAACGGTTTGTAGGCGATGCCATTCGCCAACACTGCCGGGGTGCGGTTTCGGCCACCGTTATTAGCGATCCATCCGGCTTTCAGCGCGTCAGCCTCTTCACGGGTTATGTCGGCGTCAACTTCCAACACCCCGACCGGCAAACCGCCAGCGTTGTACAGTTCGCTGGCGCAGTCCTCACCCGCAATGCCGATCCCTAGCGTGCGGCGGTGATGTTCAATAACTGACATGCCTTTGACAGAACCGGGGAACGTCAAACCACGAATGTGCAAAATATCTTCCGGCTGGTACACCTGCCCTGCAACTTGGTATGCGATGGTGGCACCATTAGCGGCAGTGCGGATGTTCACGGCGTCGGGGGCCAGCAAAACGGCTTGCCGTGGATAACCAAGCTCATCACGGTCACCCAACAGCCAGTAGGCGTTGCCGTCAATCAGCATTGACATGACCGTGGATGCGATCATGTCCATGCGGGTCATTGTCCGATCCGGCATGGTCAAAATGGCGGGTTGCGGTGACACCCGGTCACCTTGCCGGTATGCGACAAGCGGCAAACTACCGATTGATTCGCTGATGATGTTGACGCACCGGTACAACGCCGGAATACCCAACGCAGTGTCATACGAAATGTTCAGCGGGCCTTGTAGCGGTTGCAAATAGTTAGCCGTCGGCAACACAAACGGAAATTCCGCTGCGCGTTGCTCAGGCTTGCGACGAGAAAACAGGCCCATAATGTCTCCTAGAATACCATCGGACGCTTGACGCGTTGCGGACGAAACTTTGCGCAGTGCCATGCGATAGTTGCGGCATGCAACGGCGACAGGTCAGCAGCAGGGTCAGTGCGTGCCCATAACCAGCCCGACCCCACCGGCTTTTTCTGTGCGAACGCAACAGCATTGCTCAACGATTCGTGTGGGCGCACCTGTATTCCGTTGGTTTGCATGATGGCGTCATACATTGCGTTAGCAGCTGAAACACTGTCACGCGTCCCATATTTGACAATAGGGATGTCGGCTAATTCATCCACAAGGTTTCCCGCTGGCCCATATTGGTCAACAACAACACGTCCACCGTGCGACGCAAGCAAGCCACGCACCCGGTCACCAATCCAATTTGTGCCATCTGCGTTGTCAATCAGTTCAATGGTGCCAGCCATGTCAGCAACCACAATGCTGGCCCGCTGCCTGTCCAACGTAATATCAACACCAAATACGAGCCCCTCGTCAGGCCAAGCACGATCCGTCAAAATTGCTGACCATGCCTGTTCCGGTATGACCCGCTCATCGGTTTTTGTCCACTGGTTTAGCCACGCCCGCCGAAATTCGCCATCGGGTTGCGTCTGTCGGGCGTGCCGGATCGCATCTATTTGAATAGTGCGCCCCAACGCTGGCATGCACGTTCCCCACACGGTTTCATCGTCAGGGTCGGCGTCCTCCGGTGCTGACCATTCAAAATAAGCCAACCCGCTAGTTGCACGTTCCGTCACCATTCGACGCCCCAACTGCACTTTGCGTTGCAAATACGCTGATGCTTCCGTGCCAGCCGTAGACACAATCCACAATTGGGCATCCGGACATGTCGCCATAGCGGGCAACATCGCTTGTTCTCGTCGGTCGTCAATGTCTGCAAATGCTTCGTCAATGAACCCGCCCCCAGCCAACGTCATGCCGTGACCGGCTGTCAATGTGGACGGCAACGCTTCAATACGTGACCCGTTCACAAATTCGATGGATTCCTCACCATTCGCCAACCGCACTTGCTTCACAAGCTGCGCCAATTCGCTGTCCATCAGCATCGGCACAAAATCCAACTTCAATTTTTTGCGGGCATCCGAACCCGTCTGCGCCGTGTACGCCACCCTCCGGCGACGCCCCTGCAACGCTGACCACACCATAAGAGACAGCAACAACGTTGATTTGCCCGATTGACGTGGCGTCAACAACACCACTTCACGGTAGGCGGGTTTGTCACCGTCCTGTTCCAACCCAACGTCAACAACGTGCCGTTGGTGCGGCATGAACGGTGTGCCCATCATCGCAGCCACGTTCGCTACTTCGTGGCCCCGTGTGAAACGGTTAGTCCTCCGTGTAGTCAGCCGGGGCTGACAATCTTGTAATGATTTCACCTAGCGT